AATACTGGGCATCTGAAAGCGGTGATCACTTCGCGTTCCGACAAGCACAACNTTATCGCGGACGTTGGTCCCCGTTCCGGTAATAAGGCCCACTACGGNTATTGGCAGGAGTTCGGGACCTCGAAGATGNGAGCCCAGCCTTTCGCACGTCCCGCCGCGGATAAGGAGAGGGAGAAATTCCCTCAGCGACTGCGTAAGGCGATAAAGAAGGCGTTGCCTAAGTGAGGGAGTGGCCATGCTTCCTGCACTGGCTGTTCAGCGCGCGATATACCGCACGCTGGCTGAGGATGACGAACTACAATCGCTTGTTTCCGGGGTGTTTGACGACGTTCCTGAGGGTACCGAGTTTCCGTATGTGGTGATCGGGGAAGGCACGCTGCTCCCTGACAACTACCTGACCGGCTTCGGCCGCGAAGTCCGCGTGACACTTCACGTGTGGTCCCGGTACCGGGGTTTCGCGGAAGCACTGGAGATCGCCGACCGCGTGTGCCAGCTGCTGGATCACCAACCGCTGGAGGTCGATGGATGGGAGCATATCGCGACCCGCTTGGAGCTTGTGGAAACGTTGCATGACCCCGACCCTAGTCTGCGGCATGTCCCCGTTCAATTTTCCGTGATCGTAGCGCGCTAAAGGAGGTAGGCCATGGCTAGTGGCATGGATGCGCACGGGACCAGGTTTCTGCGGTTCGATGACCTCACTGAAGAGTTCGAACACGTGGCAAATGTTACGTCGATTTCCGGTCCGAGTGCGGAACGTGAAGAGATCGAGGTGACCAGTCACGACTCTGCGGATGGGTGGCGAGAATTTATCGGTGGTCTGAAAGACCCCGGAGAAGTGTCGATCGACGTGAACTATGTGCCTGGGGTTCACAATCCCCTGTTTGACGATTTCAACGACTCGGTGCGGCGATACCGCATCGTGTTCCCGGACCCCGACAACACCACGTGGGAGTTCGAAGCGTTCCTGTCGGGATTTGAGGTGGAAGCCCCATTCGATGACAAGGCTGAAGCGTCGCTCACGTTCCGACTCACCGGTAAGCCGGTGTTTGGGCCTGCATCGGAGTTCGAATAAGGAGGTATTATGCTGCTCACTAAAGACCAGATTCTTGCCGCACAGGACCGGCCGTATGAGGATGTGGAAGTTCCCGAATGGGGTGGCCGCGTTCGTATTCGTGGGCTTTCCGGTGCGGAACGGGACGCTTTTGAGGCCTCCATGATCGGCCCGGACGGGAAGCCGTCACCGCAACGGTTTCGGAATTTCCGCGCTCGACTGCTTGCGCAAACGCTCGTGAACGAGCAGGGTGAGCGCCTGTTTTCCGACGCGGACATTAAGGCGCTCGGCGAGAAGTCCGGTGATGTTCTTGCGCGGCTGTTTGAGGTCGCGCAGCGGCTTTCCGGTTTGACTCGGCAGGACGTGGAGACGTACGTAAAAAATTCCGAGTAAGGCCAGAACGGAGATTCTATTTCCGCTTGGCAGCGCACCTGGGAATGACTGNGCGGGAGCTGCTTGAGCGGATCGACTCCCGCGAGCTGTCGGAGTGGGCTGCCTACGAGCAGGTAGAGGGCCCACTCGGCGGACCTCGTGAAGATGTTCTGGCCGCTATGATCGCCTCCACAGTGCACAATGCCGCCCAGACAAAGAAGGGCAAGCGCGTAACTCCCAAGGACTACCTGCCGCAGTGGGATAATCGGAAATCCCAGACGTGGGAAGAACAATTGGCTGTGGTGCGCGCTATCAACACGTCCCTGGGGGGTTCTTCGCGCGGGAAGAGCGCTGACTAGCAGAAGGGGGGTACTGCATGGCTACACTGGCAGAACTGCTAGTCAGCATCGGTGTTGACACGAAATCACTGGATAAGGGGCTGGAAGGCGTTGCGGAGAAGACGAATTCTTCGATGCAACGCCTTGCCCGCACCGGTGAACAGCTCACCAGTGTCGGTAAATCGATGACAATGGGAGTGACGACTCCCATTGTGGGCATGGGTGCCGCGGTGTTGAAAACCGCTGGGGATTTCGAGGCTGGGATGAACCGTGTCCGCGCGGTGTCCGGTGCCACGGGAGCGGAATTCGAACAGCTCGAAGCCCTAGCCATGGAGTTGGGGCGCACCACCCAATTCAGCGCATCAGAAGCCGCAGATGCCATGGGTTTCCTGGCCATGGCGGGTATGGAAACTGACGAGATCATGGGTGCCCTGCCCCACACTCTGAACCTGGCTGCAGCAGGCGCACTTGAGCTGGGGGATGCCGCGGACATTGTCACCAACATCATGTCCGGGTACGGGATGGAGGTCGAGGATCTCGCCCGTGTTAACGACGTACTGGCCAAGACGTTTACCAGCACCAACACAGACCTGAACATGCTGGGATACTCCTTCAAATATGTGGGCCCGGTCGCTGCCAGCGCTGGCCTGCAATTCGAGGAAGTCTCAGCGGCGATTGGTCTGCTGGGTAACGCTGGTATTCAGGGCGAGCAGGCAGGTACGGTCTTGCGTGGCGCGATTTCTCGCCTTATCAAGCCTACCGGTGAAGTACAGGAAACTCTGGAGCGTCTCGGGGTTGAAGTCCAAGACTCTGCAGGAAAGATGCTTCCGTTGGCGGATATCCTTCGCCAACTGGAAGAGGCAGGTGCGGACACGGCCGACATGATCACCATTTTCGGTGTCGAGGCTGGTCCCGGTATGCAGGCACTGCTTGATCAAGGCCACGAGGCACTCACCAACCTGACCACAGAGTTGGAAAACGCTGGTGGCACCGCGGAAGAGATCGCATCCGTTCAGATGGAGGGTCTCAACGGTGCGCTCAAAACCCTTGAGTCCGCCATGGAAGGTCTCGCACTAGCGGTGGCGCAATCCGGGCTTCTTGAATGGGTCACCGCCGCGGTCCAGAAGGTGGCAGAGTGGGTTCAGGAACTGGGGGAAACCAACCCTGAGCTGCTCAAATGGGGGACGCTCATCGCCGCGGTTGTCGCCGCGATCGGTCCCCTCCTCGTGGTGGCTGGAGTGCTGATTTCCTCCATTTCGCAGATCGCGACCGTGTTGAAAGTCCTGGCACCGGTATTCCGTGCCGCTGCGGCCGCGAAAATGCTGTTTAACGCTGCACTGTGGGCGAGTCCCATTACGTGGATCATTCTGGCGATCATCGCGCTCATCGCGGTGATCGTACTGTGCATCGTGTACTGGGACGAAATCAAAGCCGCGGCGTCTGCAGCATGGGACTGGATCGTGGATTCTGCGAAAGCCGCATGGGATTGGCTGGTCAATTTCCTGAAGTCCGTACTTGACTGGATTGTGCAGCTATTCCTGAACTGGACTCTGATCGGGCTGGTTATCAAGCACTGGGACACGATCGTGGCNGCNTTCCGGTCCGCGATGGACTGGGCGAAGAACATCGTGAACNCCGGGATCCAAAAGGTCTTGGGCTTCATCAACAACCTCAAAACCATCCCGGGTCGCGTCGGAACGTTCTTCCGCAACATGGTGACCGCCGCGGCCAACCAGATTCAGCAGCTGATCGCTCGTGTGCGCAGACTGCCCAGTCAGATCAAGTCCGCAGTGGGTAATCTGAAAAACCTCCTCGTCTCCGCGGGTAAAAACATTATCCGGGGTCTGATTAACGGTATCAACAATATGATCGGCTCGCTCAAATCCAAGCTCAATAAAGTTACCAGCATGATCCCGGACTGGAAGGGCCCGGAACGTGTAGACCGACAGCTCCTGTTCGACACCGGCCGCACCATTATGGGCGGTCTCGAACACGGTATCACTGCAGGACTGCCCGGGCTACGCTCCACGCTGCGGGATGTCACCCGCGAAATCCCACACAACATTCGGGCTAATGTCTCGCACGCCGGTGCCACGACACACACGCTGGAAATCAACGTGACCGGTGCCGACGAGGAAATGGCACGTCTCATCCGGAAGATGGTACGTGTGCGCGGCCGCGGCGACGTTCAGCGCGCGTTTGGGGGTTGACATGACGTTTCCGGCAACACCACTGCCAGTCCACGTGGAAATCTACGTAGACGGGCANTGGGTAGACATCACCTCAGACGTGTACACCCGTGAGGACATCGTGATCTCCCGNGGGCGACGTGACGAGGGTACGGACACGGACCCCGGGAGCTGCTCGCTCGTCCTCAACAACCGGGATGGGAAGTACTCTCCGCGAAATCCACGCTCCCCGTACTACCGGAAAATCGGCCGGAACACCCCGATCCGCGTGTCTGTGGAGTGGGAAGGGAAGAGGATTCCCCGATTTTTCGGGGAGATCTCCGCGTGGCCACCGCGGTGGGACCTGTCCGGGCGGGACGTGTACGTGCCTGTCGAGGCGTCCGGTGTGCTCCGCCGTCTAGGCGCGGGAGCTGAGCCGCTGAGAGATGCGCTGTACAGGTACCTGATGGCTCAGTCCCCGCG